AACTTGCAGGAGTTAATGAATTTAAAGGGTATACTGAATACACTTTAGAAAATATTAGTGATGCTGCTAACAGTAATCGTAAAAAAGAACGTGAACTAAACATTCGCCCCGGTGATAAAGAATGGTTTGAACTTTGGTTTGGACTCCCTAAGATGCATGGGCAAACGAACATGCCACAAGGATTTAGGGGGCGTAAAAAATGAGATTGCGTGAAATTTTTGAAGATGGCAGAATTGTAAAAGGCGTTAACACTACAGTTGACGTAGGTCCTAACGAAATTAAGACTCAAGCAGCTAAGTTTGGTAATACAGTAGACAAGGATGGTGTGCCACCTACACTAAGCAAACGTGTAAAAGGCAAGTCAACTAATGTGTTGTTTAACTTAGGACTTGCTGAAGATACTGATGTAGAAGAAAACTTTGCTGACGGTAAAGTAAAAGGCAAAAGCAGACCTGGTAGAGTAAAAAAGTCAGGTGCTAGTTGTAATGGTAGTGTAACAGCACTACGCAAACGTGCTAAAAATGCAAGTGGCGAAAAGGCTAAAATGTATCACTGGTGTGCAAATATGAAATCGGGGAAAAAGAAATGAAAATGTCAGATATTGTAACAGAAGATGCAGCCGCAGGCGTAACTAGTGCCGGTGATCTAGCATCAGTTGCTAATCCAAATGCAGCAAAGCAAAAGATTAAGCGTGATAAAAACGGTATACCAGTTGCTCCTCAACTTAAAAATGCTGACGGTACTGCAAAAAATGCACAGGACGTTAATAAGAATTTAATGGGTGGCAAGGCCATCAAACGATAAATATATTATAAGTTATCTCGGAGAAATAAATGACCAAACAAGTTAAAGAAGGTTTAGGCGAATTAGCACATGCTGCTGAACGTGACCACGAAGTTCAAATGGCTCGTGCTGAACTATACAAATTAGCAAAATATTCTATTAAATTACACGACATGCTAAAAGGCATTAGTGAAGCTGAAGGACTAGAAGGCTGGGTACAGTCTAAGATTACTAAAGCTGCTGCTGATATCGGTAGTGTGTATCATCACTTAGACTATCAAGAATCAGAAGCTAATATGCCTGAGATGGAAATGGCTGTGGAAGGTAAGAGAGCACTTCCAGAACGCGGTTCACGTGCTAAGAAAAACAAAAAAGCAATGGAATACAAAGAATCACTTCGCGCAAGACTAGAAGAGAAGAAAGCTAAAAATCCATATGCAGTTGGTATGGCACAAGCTATGAAATCTACAGGTGACGAACCACCGTTAGAAAAGTCAACAATTAAAAAAGCTCATAAGATTGCTAAGGCAGTTAAAAAGGGATAAGCATGGATTTTCACAAACTACAACAAACATTATTTGCATTAGATCCAAGTGATCCTGCAGAAGATTTACGTAAACTAAGAGAAGCAGCAGGTAGTGCATCTAGTGATGTTGCTCCTACTAAAGACTATGTTGTAGAAAGTGTAGAAGTTCCACAAGGCAGTATGCCAGTTGAAGGCAATTATAGCATTGCAGACTTTGCAGCACTTGCTGGCGTTAAGCCAATGTTAACTGAAGGACCAATGGATGCTTTTAGAGCAGGAGTTGATTCTGCTACTAGTGGTGTTCTTGCTCCTGATAGTGCCGAAAGAGCAATTAAAAGTGTATTAGGCTTAGATGGTAAATCGCCTAGTAAGGAAAAGAAACCAAAGGGCGATGTTGTTGTTTCTAAAAATACTCCCAAAACAAAAGAAGCAGTGGGATTATCACCTAAACTAAATGCATTCTTAGTACCGTATGCTACTGCACTAGAAGCAATACGTATTAATGCTAAAGGTAAAGCTAAATTCGATGAACTTATGAAAGAGTTTGATCCATCAATTGATCAACCTCAGGAAGCACAAGAGAAAAAACAAATGCCTAAACCACGTGACCCTAGCTCACAATACATGAATGATCTGCGTAAGAGTGGAGCAATGGGCGCACACAAAGACAAGAAGCGTGACGCTAAGATAGGCAAAGAAAAGCATAAGAAAGATTATGCTACTGAATCAATTAAAGAAATGCTTTATCGCAAACTTAATAATTTGAAGTAAATGCAAGATACTGCTGAAGATCATGTCTGGAAGACTATTGATCCAGACTTGATCTGGGTAATGGACAAACTGATCGTAAGTAGAAAATTAGGATATAACTGTGGCCCGGTCGGACTTGATGTTCCGCATCCGGGCTTTTATATTGTACGTCCCTGTGTTAATATGCTAGGTCTAGGATTAGGCGCAAAGAAGATGTGGCTCGAAAAGGACACTTGTGATTTGCCCTATGGTTACTTCTGGTGCGAGTGGTTTGAAGGCAGACATCTTAGCGTAGACTATCACTATGGTGAACAGCGTCTATGTGTTGAAGGACATAAGAGCGAAGATACCTTTACTCAATGGGACGAATGGATTCGAACAGATGACATCATACCTTTTCCTAAAATGCTACATGCTATATCATATCCACACAAATGGATCAATTGTGAATTTATCGGCGGAAACTTGATCGAAGTGCATCTTAGACGCAATGAAGATTTCGACGAAAATACACAGCACTTTATCCCAGTTTGGGAAGGGCAGGATACTACTCCTCCCGAAGGATACACATATCGTGATTATCCGGACGTACATAGCAGAATCGGCGCTTTTATAAAATAAACGCTTGACATTTGTCTAAATATGTCATATAATTAACTTAACATTACAACTCAACAAGGAGCAAACTATGAGTGATCGTACCTACGGTGCAGAAGAAAAAGCAAAACTTGAGCGTCTAGTTAAAGAAGGCGTAACTGTATTGCAAGAAATTGAAGATCTACAAGAAGGCCTTAAAGATACAGTTAAGGCTGTCGCAGAAGAACTAGACATTAAGCCTGCACTAATTAACAAAGCAATTAAAGTTGCACAAAAGCGTGACTGGGAAAAGCATGCAGACTATTTCGAAGATCTCGAAACTCTTGTTGCAACAGTCGGCGTAGACAAGTAATGGATAAAATAAAAGACTTTTGGATAAACAGTTATACCAGCGACAAAACTGCTTTTTACTATGAGCTTGCGAGTTTTGTTACAACAGTAGCCGCAAGTTTAACCTTAGCATTTACTGCTGATAATCCTGATATGATGCTAGTTTATCCAGGGTTCTTTATTGGATCGTTAACAGGTGCGTATGCGTATTACCGTAGAGGCATACCATGGCCTTTACTGTTAACAAGTTACTTTGCATGTGTTAACGTATTTGGGTTTGGAGTTGCAGCCGCATGGTGGTAAAACCCTATCAATGGTTAGCTTGGGTAAGCACTGTAATTGTTTTGATTGCAGCTTGCCTCGCTAGCTTTGTTCCTGAACTGTATCTGCATCATTACTTTTTTATTATAGGTAATGCGCTATGGATTCTAGTCGGGTATTTATGGAAAGAGAATTCACTCCTATGGTTTAATATAGGCTTGACAGCTATATACATTGTAGGCTTAATATTATAAGAGTCGTTCACTTTAAGAACAGGTTTAAAGGTTAGTTGGCCACAAGCAACAGGAGGCATTTAATTGAGTTACGTAGACGCATTGTTTGACCGTGATCATGATCTGATCAAAGTAGTTGAACGCAAAGACGGAGTTAGAACATTCCGCGAATATCCAGTAAAATATACATTTTATTATAAAGACCCTAAGGGCAAGTACAAGAGTGTGTACGGCGATCCTTTAAGTCGTATTGTGTGCAAGAACACTAAAGACTTCCGCAAAGAGATTGCAATTAACAGAGACAAGACGCTGTTTGAAAGTGATATTAATCCAATCTTTCAAACACTTAGCGAAAACTATCTTAATCAAGATGCACCTAAACTAAACATTGCATTTTTCGATATTGAGACAGACTTTGACCCGGAGCGTGGCTTCGCGGATCCTAGTGATCCGTTTATGGGCATTACGTCTGTCTCCGTTTATTTGCAGTGGCTAGAAACAATGGTATGTCTTGCTGTTCCGCCTAAGACACTTACTATGGAAGCAGCAACAGAGTTGCTTAAAGACATTCCTAATGTAATGCTGTTTGAAAAAGAAAAGGACATGCTAGACACGTTCTTGACACTTATCGAAGATGCAGACATTTTGAGTGGTTGGAACAGTGAAGGATACGATATTCCGTATACTGTAAACCGTGTAGCTCGTGTACTGAGTAAAGATGATACAAGACGTTTCTGCTTGTGGGGACAGTTGCCTAAGAAGCGTGAGTATGAAAAGTATGGCAAGATGAGTGAGACGTATGACTTAGTAGGTCGTGTACACTTAGACAGTTTGAACTTGTATCGTAAGTATACCTATGAAGAACGTCATAGCTATCGACTGGACGCAATCGGTGAGATTGAAGTAGGCGAAAACAAAACAGCATACGAAGGTACGTTAGATCAACTTTATAACAATGACTTTAAAAAGTTTATTGAATATAACATTCAGGATACTGCGCTACTTGACAAACTAGATAAGAAACTACGCTTCATTGATCTGAGTAATACTATTGCTCATGAAAACACTGTGCTTATCCAAACTACTATGGGTGCTGTTGCTGTTACTGAGCAAGGTATTATTAACGAAGCTCACCACAGAGGCTTGCAAGTTCCTAATCGTAAAAACAGAGACAACGAAGAAAATACACAAGCAGCAGGCGCATATGTTGCGTTCCCTAAAAAGGGCTTGCATAAGTGGATTGGTTCAATGGACTTGAACTCACTGTATCCTTCAGTGATCCGTGCGCTAAACATGGCGCCAGAAACTATTGTAGGACAAATTCGCTTGGAAATTAGTGATGATCGTGTACAAGAAGATATAAATCTTAAAAAGAAGAGTTTTGCTGGTAGCTGGGAAGGACGTTTCTCTACAGAAGAATATGAAGCAGTTATGGAAAAACGTAGAGATATTTCTCTAACAATTGACTGGGAAGATGGAAGGTCAGATATACTTTCAGGCGCTGAAATTTATAAATTAATCTTTGATAGTAATCAACCGTGGATGCTTAGTTCCAACGGTACAATCTTTACACAACAGTTTGAAGGCGTTATTCCTGGTATTCTAAAGCGTTGGTATAGTGAGCGTAAAGAGTTGCAGAAGATGCTTAAGAAAGCAAAAGAAGCAGGAAACAAAGCAGAAATCGAGTATTGGGACAAACGTCAGCTCGTAAAGAAAATTAACTTGAACTCATTATATGGTGCTATTCTTAACCCTGGTTGCAGATTTTTCGATAAGCGTATTGGTCAGTCTACCACTCTTACTGGCCGTACGATTGTTAAACATATGAGTGCAGAAGTCAATAAAGTTATTACTGGAGAATACGATCACGTAGGTGAAGCAGTTATTTACGGTGATACTGACTCTGTATACTTTAGTGCTTGGCCTACGCTAAAGCATGAAATTAAAGCAGGTAATATTCCTTGGACTAAAGAGAATGTTATTACGCTGTATGATCAAGTATCAGAAGCAGCTAACGCAACTTTTCCAGATATGATGGCAAAAGCATTCCATTGTCCAAAAAGTCGCAGTGCAGTTATTGCGGCTGGTCGAGAGATTGTTGCAGAAAGCGGACTATTTATTACTAAGAAACGTTATGCGGCATTAGTGTATGACACAGAAGGCTTTCGCTCAGATGTAGATGGTAAGCCAGGTAAAGTTAAGGCTATGGGCTTAGACTTGCGCCGTTCAGATACTCCTGTGTTTATGCAAGAATTCTTAAGCGAGCTATTGCTTATGGTACTTACAGACAAGCCGCAAGAGGATATTCTTGAGCGTATTACACAATTCCGTATTGAGTTTAACGAGCGACCAGGTTGGGAGAAGGGTTCGCCTAAACGTGCAAACAAGATCGGACACTATCAACGACTAGAGCAAAAGCAAGGTAAAGCAAACATGCCTGGTCACGTGCGAGCAAGTATTAATTGGAATACACTAAAGCGCATGAACGGTGACAAATATTCGCAAGAGATTGTAGACGGTATGAAAGTTATCGTTTGTAAGCTCAAGCAGAACCCACTAGGATACACAAGTGTTGCGTATCCAACAGACGAATTGCGTATGCCTGACTGGTTCAAAGAACTTCCGTTTGATGATTCAGCAATGGCAGAAACAATTATTGATAATAAGTTAGACAACTTAATTGGTGTGTTGAACTATCCGTTAGAAGATACAAAACGACACAATACCTTTAGTAGTTTGTTTGACTTCGGAGACTAAGATGAAAATAAAAGTAGAAGTAGAAATCGACACTGATAATGCCGATGATCTAAATACTATTGAAGAACTTATTGAAATGTTAAAACAGTTAGCAGGACAAATGAAATGAAAGTAGGATTTACTTGTAGTACATTTGATTTACTACATGCAGGACA